TACTTACCTCGTAGAATGTTCCTCTTCTATGATACTCATGTATTCTCTCTGTACCTACTGAGTCATCAAATTCTTTTATATGTCCACTCTCTGATTCGTAAACATGATTATAAGGATAAAATGGGTCATACGCAGAGTCTGGTTCGTTCCAACTTGTTCCGTCTGCAACTTTAATATCTTTTACTGCAGCTGTATCTTTTTTCTCTGGTATGAGTGATGGTTTATCTTTATCAACTCTTGCGAGTCGATTGACATCTGACTCATTGAGTTCATGTCCAGATAAAGGATTTAGTTTTTGAGGATAAAAACCTTTAGGGTCATTGAAACCTATATTTGTATTAGAAACTTCTTGAGGATAGCCAGGTAGACTTCCCATAATGATTGGTTGTTGTTTTTCATCTGCATCTCGAAAGAAACCGACAACCCAACTACCTTCAACTAGAAAAGATGGAGTGCTACCCATACCTTGCATAGATGGGTCGGTCACAGGGTGCATGACATGAGCCCAAGGCAAAGTTTCTGTTGGTATCTCGTCTTTATCTTCAGTATGAAATCCTAGACAACGAACTTTGACTCGTCCTAATTTAGATGGGTCGTTTCTATCTTCAACCACACCAATAAACCAAACGAATCCATCTTGACCCATAAAATAATTTGGCATGAATAACTCCTTCAGAGTTATTTATAAGTCTACTCGTATAAATCTGGGTCACGACCTAAACCTTTAACTTGTCGGTTCATGTCATCTGTCGTAACTTTATATTCTTCTATCTCTAGGATTTTACTTTCTTGGGATTGCATTTGTAATAAAACATTATGAGCATCATTCTTATCTAGACCATCACATACAATCTCTTTATGAATGATTCTATATTTTAACATGGTGATGATATTTAGACTTTTTAATCTTTAACTGCGTTGTTTAGACTTCGTAATACATCATCTATATTAATCATCTTTGAGCCTGGATTGTAGATACACTCATATGATGGTGGACAACCACCACTTACATCACC